CTCTCAGCTCTGTGAGCTCTACGTTGATTGCGCGCTTGCGATACTCGACTTCCTTGAGCTTCTCGTCAATCATCTTCTCGTTTGCTGCAATCATCTTGTATTTCTGAGCATATTTCTCGATATCCTCGCTGTTGACATACAGGATGCCGTGTTCGCCTACGTAGCTTCCAAGGATTCCTTCCTTGATGTAGTTGCTGATAGTCTGTCTTGATACTCCCAGTATCTCGGCAGCTTTGTTTCTTGTTATTCTTGCCATAGAACTAATGTTTCATCTACGTAAATACGCAGATTTTACGTATTTATATTTTTATTTATATTCAGAATATGGGATTTTCCCACATTTTAGAACCCGAGCATCTGAGGAATCTCAATACCTACAAACTCTAGAAGGTCACGGAACCTGTTATCATACCACTTAATCTGGGTCTGAGACTGAAAGTTCGGATCCTGGATATTCTGACCGAAGCACTCGAATCCCTTGTTGAGCACTTTCCATTTCCAAGGTTTGTTCTTATCTCTGCTAGGACGTGTAGCTTCGTGGATAACACCATTAGCCATCAGGATCCTGTTGAATGCAACAGGAGTGAAAGGAATGCCGTTTTCCTTAAGAAGGTCTTTCGCTGCGTGGAGCGTAGGAGCATCTGTGCCGGCGTTAACACCTGAAGGGAGTGCGTCCGTAGGGATATCGAACTTTTCAGCAATCTTCTTTGCCCAGCATATCTTGCTAGCCTCGTTGAGATTGAGGGTCTTTATGGTCCAATCGGCAAAAGTAAGATTCACTTGCAGCTTATCGTTCAATGATGTCTGAGCGATGCTATACTGACCAGTCTTGCGGATAGAAGGAAGAACTTCGCTAGTTACCCAACGCTTGAACTCCTTTGCACGCTCCTGCTTACTGCCAAAGATAAGCGAATAAACGCCACTCTCGTTAATAAAGGTTGCGGATTGCATCCTACCCAAATTATCGATGATGTCACGTTTCGTTACATCATCTTTTTCCACATGGTCCGCAACAGCCTTACGACCATTTGAGTAACCAAGTGCATCTGTTACGTCATTCGCACAAAACAGAAGCTCTTTGCTAGCATTATCAGTAATAATGCGAACCTGTCCGAAAGCAGGATTACTAAAAATTTGCATTTCGTTCATAATTTCAATATTTTAACGTCGTTTATCTCTAATATTAGCCTTACTGCAAAGCTCCTCGAAAACCTGCTCGGCGTTGTCAGTAACGGAGTTGAACATGATGTTCTCATAATCCTTCTTACGCCATACGACGTCCACCCTTCCCAGACGCTTCTTCTGCTCCAGAAATAGTTTTTTCAACTCGGGGTAGTTAGCTCCATCCTTAATCTCTCTAAGGTTATTGAGACTTCTGAGCATCTTGTTGTTGGTGAATATCACCACAGACCCTCCGTCCGGAATAGAGCAGGCGACCGACACTACAGTCAGCAGCTCCATCTTGTAGGCAATGGTATTTACCTGTGCATACGACGAGATTTTATACGTATCCTTCCCTTTAAGGATGATATAGGCTCCACCTGTGGCTGATCCATCGTAGTTTCCTACAGCCTTTACATAGGCTACATAATTGTTCTCCATAATTTCCTCTACTAAATTATTATTTTTTTTTTTTCTCACACGCACGCTAGTATACTAGAAGCTATTCTATAAGACTACCACTAACTCATAGTGTGAAAACGTCAAAAACAGAAACACTAGCATTTAATCAGGCATTCCGAAGCCATTATCCAATGGAACGAGGATGCCTTTACTTGCTGTTTCAGAACCTTTCTGGCTTTTCGTCATTCTACTTCCGTATCCGTAGATTTTGTGTCTGCCGCAGCTTCTTTTTGCACTTTCGTCTGTGATGGCATACGAGCAAGGAATTGCTACATATACGTTGTCTCCCTTCTCGAATGTCGGGTTCTTCCTGCCGAATCTCAGCAGCATCTTTTCAACCTGACCTGGCACTCGCTTGTCAGCCATGTGCAGTTCGGCGTAGGTCGATGTGATTTCTTCTTTTTTCTTCAATCTCTTCTTTATACCACTTACAGAACCATGCGACATTCCAACTCCAACCTGGAATTGTTTGATCGTAATGAATTTGGACCGACACAAGCGAGTCTTGTCAATTTTTCTACCACTAACGTGTGAGCTGTTCGATTCTTCACTACCGATCTGAAACAAAAACAGGAGTTCGTTCAGCCTGTTGTATATATCCTTCAGTGTATATTCTTTGTTCACTTCTAGCGTGAACATCTTTGCGCCTTTGAAAGCCCTTCCATACCTATTACGCTTTCTCGTACTATCCTTGAATGATGTAACGATGAAGCGACCATCATTCTGTACGGAGAATAATTCATCTGTCTTGATGGCGTTGAGTAAGAGCTTAGCTTTCGGTTGTCCGATGCGAAGGGAACTCATCAATTGCCTTGTTCCCATATCGAACATCACGGAATTGCTATGCTGCATCTTACACCAGATTGCAAAGCACAATACTGTCATACGCTTACTCCTTTCTACCTTGGAGTAACCGCAAGCGTAACGCCTTACCAAATCAACTCTGATGTTTAATGCTTTTGGCATAACTATATAAACGAAGAAACCCTAAACAGGGTCAAGCTGCTTAGGGAGTCTTCTATGATTAAAGTTCACTTAATGTGAACGAGAATCCAACTTTATTGAGCGAATCAAACCTTGACCCTTTGAATTGCGTTACAAAGATACTACAATTTTCTGTTCCGTGCAATAGTTCCGTTTTCACCATAAACCGTACTTATTAAAGTAAAAAGTGAGGACAAACGTTTTAAAGATACTGGTATAGCTAAATGTTTCAAGCGAAGTAAAAACAGCTGATTGTAGCATTCATTAAAGTACAGAATGTTTACAATTAACGTAGTTTAAGAAAAAAGTGTGATTTTCGTTGCTTTTTTGGTGGCTATCTTAATAAAATAGCCGCCTATCTGTAAGTGGATAAGCGGCTAGTTGTATTGCTATTTGTCTGTATCGAAGCGAAGTCCTTGCTTTGCCTCCTCCGGGGAAGAGACATCCTTCTTCAGAAGGTAATGTATGTGTCCTTCATAATTCAATTCGGTAACGAACTGCCATCCTCTCGCTGACATGTAGTTGAGAATGTCGGTGAGGTTATTGTACTCAATCTTCTTTCCCTCCTCGTCACGAAGGGCTACAGACTGCTTCTGTTCGCCCCATTCAAGTTCTAGTCTGATCTTCATCGCCAGGTTGTACGTACCGCTAATGGTACAGTAGTAAGGATGCTTCTCCTGCGCGAAAGATGATGCTGCTGTAAGGATAAACACCAACAGAAATAAAATCTTCTTCATAATTTCTCGCTTAACCGTGATGCGTAGGGCTTGGTTATTAATTAGCAGGAGCCGAAGCTCCCTATTTTTGGCTAATCGGGGCCGTTTTAAAAAATCCCCTCCTACCCTCACGGGCAAGAGAGGACGAAACATTATTTAATTCACCGCCCGTATGGCCGATAGCGCAGCCCTATTTAGTTATGATATATTTGACAGGAAGTATTGCTACTCCCTGGTTTTAGCTAGTTTTCCTGCTTACCTCCCTTTATGACCTCAAACACACGATGTTCCAAGTCGTTCGCAAGTAGGTTCCCATTCTCATCACATGGCTGATTCTTGTCATTTGTGAATACCAGTTTCTCCTCTTCAGCAGAGATTCCGAAAATTCTCAGAATTGAGTACGTCACCTCTACAACGCTGTCTCCTCTCTCCTCTGCCTCCTTGTAGCATGTGATTGTGCAAGGATTGAGGTCTGTAGGATAATTCTCGTAGTCGTCCGCCTCATCCAGATATTCCCTATTGAGGTCTCCCAACGCCTCAATCATCTGAGCATTTGATGTAATCTCGCCAGTGAGAGCTTTCTTGATGGTTTCAACTTCCTTCTTTTCGTACTTCTTCTGGCAATCGTACGCCATGTTCAGCAACTCTTCTTCTGTAAATCCTTCTAACATAATTATAATTTAAATTGGTTAAACAATGGCAGGAGATGGCAGCTGGCCACCTCCAGTTTTAGCTTAATCCTCATCTAGACCCATTATCGAGGTCTTCTTCATAGACGCCGAACAATCTCAGTGTATTGCTGTCAATCTCGGTCTTACCGACAATGTAGCGCTGTGTCATCTGTATATTAGGCATACCTTTACTGGTATGTCCCATCATGACGGCAATCTGCTCAAGAGGCACTCCCTTCTTTGAGAGATTCGTTGCGAACGAGCGTCTGCCGGTATGGGATGAGACGAACCGATACTTCTTTCCAGTCTCTTCCTTTCCTGCCTTGAACACCTTTGTATTCGTATCTATTCCGCAGTCACGACAGATATCGCGGAGTGCTCTATTGAACGTCCCTTCACCTATCTCACCCGGAAGAGGCTCGTCACCAGTACCGCATACGAGGAACGGACGGAGCTTCTTGTGAAGTGGAACCCTTACCTCGGTCTTTGTCTTCTGAGTAACATACACGAGGAAGTGTCCGGTATCATCTATGTTCTCTTCCGTCATTCTCTGGCAGTCGCTGTAACGTGCGCCACAGAGACATTCCATGATAAACATTCTCTGAACATATCTTTTTGTTTTCCCGTGAGGGTTGTACTTTATGATTCTGTTTATCTCCTCATCAGAGAGATATACAGACTGGACCGGCACAGCCTTCGCTCTAAGTATTCTGCCGAACGTAGGACTAGGAATTTCCCTGGTAGCATCATTCTCACGTATCACAGCCTTGATGGTTGCACATACGGTTCTTGCCGAGTTAGGAGCGTAGTTCTCCTGGATCTTCTCGAAGAGGTCGCGAAGGTTATCGTCCGTGATGTCTTCCCATAATGGCTTATGTCCAAGCATCTCTTCGAACATCCTTACAACCTTAATAAGCTTCGGATATTTCCAGATGTATGCGCCATAGAACGTGTCATGCCTCCAGGCGTTGCTGTGATAATTGGCGAACCAACCCTGCTTGATGGCAGTCTTGTACTTCTGCTGCTGTGTGTAGCTAAGAAGTCTCTCCCAATCTCTTGTCTTGATTCTTATTTCTTCTGTCATAATTCTATAATTTTGGTTACTAGTGGCAAAGATACGAAAAGTTTATAATATAAACCATCGTCTTTGCCGTTTTTAACGCTAATTTAACCTTCCGAAGCAGTCTGCTTCTCGACTGATACGAGTCTTAGGGTAGAACCATTATGGTCATTCCACACACGCATGTAGTCTTCCGCCTCATCCAATGCATCTTTATATGATTTTGCTCGGAATACGTACGGATTCTCCTTAGGAATGAAAATTCCATCATTGTAGGCAATCTTATACTTTGCAGCATAGACACCAATATAGCCGTTCAGCTCATCGTTCAGACTAGTAGCGATGTCTGCAAGAAGGTCAACGGGTATATCGTCATCTGTAGCTTTTGCTTCCGGGAATTCAAACCCTATAGAAGTGCATCGGCTATGAATGATAGGGATAGCCGTATCGCTGCCGCCTACCTCTACTATGTTCACCTCCCTGTTGTCGTCGGCACGTACAGGCCAATCGAACACCTTTCTGCTCACATTTTGCTCTCTCATTATCTCACGGATGGTGCATGCAAGTTCCATCTTTGCTGTTGAACGCAACTCATCAATCTTGTCTTTCAGTACTTTTCTATCCATAATCTTAATATTTTGGTTTAACTTGATGCCCACCGTTTTCCGGCAGGCTTGTTTGGCTTAGTCTTTTCTTTCGATATCTAGGCCCGTAAGCACGCCTTTCATATAGGCTAATGTCTCTTCCTTGCATTCCGATAGAAACTTCTGGCATCCATCAATGATAACGCCGTACTTACCGCTCGGATAATTCTGTAGAGAGCACGAGTGGTAATGCTTTCCGGATTTCTCCTCGATTTCTCCTGCGAGTCGCTTCCCTTCGTCGGTCTCATTTGGACGATTTTCTGGGTACTCATCGTAAAAATACTCGTGCCATAAATCTAGTAGCATATCCTTGCAATCCTCCATATCTTGCAAAATATCCGATAATTTGTATGGTGCGCCGTTAGCACCATGTCCATCCTCGCCAATCCATTTACTGGCTTCCTCGTCAGGATCGAAGTCGCTATAATATTGATACAACTTATCCATGAAGTCAGACTTATTGCCATTCTCGAACCAAATTGTGGCAATGAAATCTTGGCCTTGTGGGGAATACTTCTCTAACTCGACGCAAACCTCACCTCTTTCGTTAGGTGTATCGTCAACATTATAACTCCATCCTAAATTCTCTGCTAATTTCAAAAAATCATTCATATCTTTAATTTTAATTGGTAAAACATTGCACCCTCCGAAGAGGGCTTTTTAGGCTTCCTGGTAAGCGATAATCTGTATGTGACGCATCTCGAAATTGACGAAGATGTTAAGATATATGCCATCGTCAGTAAGGAGCGTGGTTCCGTTGTTCTCCTCGGTGATAATTTTCTTTTGTTCTGTGCCAATAAGATTATTCACCAAATCGTTTGCAACAATAGCAAGGCGTAGATTGTTCGCACAATCCTTTATCCATGTGACATCCATCGCATTGCCATATACCTCTGCGTGACAGGCGTTAGAATAGATAAAACCGACAGCCTCGTTGCATCCGTCGTCCGTATATTTACCTTCATCGAACATCTTCTCCCACAGAGACTCATAATAGAGTTCGTTCTCCATGTTGTAATTGTCCAACTTACACACATTTACATCTACTATTTCCATAATCATTCTATTTAATTGGTTAATGTTGGGAGCGTGAAACAATAATGTTCCACGTCTTGTTCGGTTTTACACCGGCAGAGACACGATGTATTCCTTCTTCTTCTTTCGTGTTCTGCTCTTCACGGTGAATCCACAAAAATCTCTCAGCCACCCGGCAGCATTGCCGATGAAAGGCTCGTTCACCATAAGGATAGGACGGAGCATTCCGTTCTTC